AAGCATTCAAGTGGTGGAAAAATCAACTTGAAGGATTGCAGTGTTTCAACCGCTTCTAAGAACAAAAGCAACCCTAACTGGTAAGGCGAACACATGAAAAAAGTTAAAAAAATGGCATTTGGTGGTCTTTTTACTAATGTTGGCGGTTTTGCTAATACAGACTTTTCAAAACCAGAAAAAACGTCCGGTGGAAGCTCATACCAGCCATCACAAAATTTAATAAGCAGGCAGCAGGTTCAGCCTCGGGCGGCGGCAAGGGCTGATATAGGAATGCAGCAGATGCGGCAGCAACAACAAGCATCGGCACAAGCACGAGCAGCAGCAGAAGCACGAGCGAATGCAATACGACAAGCGCAACTACGAGAACGAATAACACAAGACCGAGCAGTAGCAGAAAAGAAAAAGCAAGATGCAATACATGGTGCGCCCACACAGCCCCCACGGCCCCCACAGTTTACACCCCCACCTCCTGTGCGGGATCCCAAGCTTATAGTTGACCCCAACCCGCCAAAACCACCACTTCCTGTGCAGCCTAAACCTCTTGCGGAGTTCACACGCCCAACCTCGACTTCACCCCAACCTCCTGTGCAATCTAAAAATTACGGGGAATTTAATGATTTCGGTTTTGACCGTCCCCTTCTTGACTATTTAAATAAGCAGCAAGAAATGTCGACATATGATGCTGGTATTTCATACCAGTATGACCCAGCCACGCAAACTTTTACTGGGGGAACCAGAGGTTATGGCCCCATTAAAAAAACATTGCAGGAAATGCAAGCGGAATCGCAAAGCAAAACCCCTCTTGCATCTGCGCAACCCTATAAAAAAGGCGGTCAAGTTAAAGCTGCTCAAGACACCAAAAAGAAGTACACAAGTGGTGGCAAAATTAACTTAAATGAATGCCGTGTGTCTACGACCCCAAAAGGCAAGACAAACCCTAACTGGTAAGGAATAAATCATGGCATATTCAGGCACGGTTGGTCAAACCACAATATCAGTCCAAAACTTGATTGATGATGGCGCTCGTCGTGCTGGCAAGCTGGCCGAGGAACTGACCGTCGAGCAGGTTGTTTCGGCCAAACGCGCCTTGTTTTATTTGCTGAGCAACCTGATTAACCAAGGCATCCAGTATTTTGCCATTCAAAAAGTTGTTTTTGGGCTGTTGCCAGACCAGTATGAGTATCTGCTTCCAGTAGGTGGCAACGACGTGCTTAATGCCCTCTACAGGACGATGGCGAGGCCGACTGGTAGCTACTCCTCATCCGCTGGCGGAACGGCTATAAACGCCTTTGATGGCAACACAACAACCTATTGCCAACAGACAAGTACGGCGGGCAATATTTCGGTCAATTATGGAACCGGGCAGACCAACTATATTGGCTCTATTGGTTTTATGCCCTATATTTCTGGCGGCGGCGACCAAACTTGGAATTATGTGTTTGAGTCTTCAGTTGATGGATCAACTTGGAATACTTTGTACACAGGAACTGCGGTTTCCGTGACTGACGGCGAGTGGGTTTGGCAGGATATTGATCCCGGCTCAAACACTCAGTATTACCGCATGAGAGCCACTGGGACGACCACATTGTCGGTTCGTGAGCTTTACTTTGGTTCAAACAGCACTGAAATTACTATGTCTCGGCTGAACCGTGACGACTACACCAACCTGCCAAACAAGAATTTTCTTGCCAACAACCCGTACCAGTTTTGGTTGAATCGTACGATTCCGCAGGCAACCATCACGCTGTGGCCTACCCCTTCGGATGCTTTTGTGCAGATGGTGGTGTGGTACTCGGCTCAGGTTCAAGATGTTGGTGCTTTAAACGGTCAATTGGCGGTTCCTGACCGTTGGTTGATGGCAATCCAAAACATGTTGGCGCATCAGATGGCTCAGATACTTCCCGGCATTGATGCGACTCGTATTGGATACCTTGAAGGCCAAGCTGAGAAGTATTTCAATATGGCCGAGCAAGAAGAGCGTGACAAATCACCCATTTATCTGGCTCCAAATATTTCAGTTTATACGCGATAAGGGGGTCAGCAATGCCGCGCTTCCTTGACACCACAGGCAACGCCTCAATAGCAATTTTTATTTGCGATAGATGCCGCATGAAAAGGGCTATTGATGAGGCGCATCCCGACCCTAATTTCCCCGGCTTGTCTGTCTGTCGACAAAATTGCGCCGATGAAAAAGATCCTTATCGTTTGCCTGCTCGCAAAACAGAAAAAATTACCTTAAAATTCCCTCGTCCAGATGTGAGTGTTGCTGTTAATCCAAACGCAATCATTACGACTGGAAGCAATCAATATGACTTGTCTCCAGAACAAAATGTGCAGACACCTCAGAACAACGGAAATCTTGATACCTTGAGTCCATCACCGGGGCAATAAATGGCAAATTTAACCATCACTCAGTTACCGATAGCGGGTGCGATTACCGGGACTGAGCTTGTCCCTATTGTCCAAAATGGCGTTACGGTTCAAACAACTACCGGAAACATCGCTACTCAGCCTACACAGACACAGACATTCCTAACCGTTGGTCAGCAATCTTCTTTGGCTAATTCTCGTTATCTTGCTGTTGGGTCTGGCTTATCTTTAACTGATGGCGGCGCACAAGGTACATACCAAATCAATATTACTGGGGCCGCATCAAGCCTCAACTCCGCCAGCACAGGAATACAGGTAAAGACTGATGCAAACACGCTTGCGGCACGCCAAATTACCGTTGGTACGGGGTTAAATGTTACAAATGGTACTGGGGTATCTGGAAACCCCATTATTTCGCTTGGCACGTTTTTATCAAATCTTAACTCCCTCTCAGGATCAACTGGAATAGTTGGGGTAAATGGCGGTATTGTTTCTACTCTATCTGTGGCCGGAACATCGGGGCAAATTACCGTTACAAACGGAAGCGGGGCGGCTGGCAATCCAACTGTTGCGTTGACAAATACCTCTGTATCTGCCGGAAGCTATACCAGCGCAAACTTTACAGTTGATGCTCAGGGTCGTATTACAAGCGCCTCAAACGGCAGCAGTATGGTTTATCCAAGTGCTGGCATACCTAATTCAACTGGCTCTGCTTGGGGAACATCGTACAGCACCACGGGCAGCGGCACAGTGGTTGCATTAGCCACATCGCCAAGCTTTATTACGCCAATACTGGGTACTCCACAGTCTGGCAATTTTTCTTCTGGTACTTTTACTTGGCCAACTTTTAATCAAAACACCACAGGCACAGCGGCAAACGTAAGTGGCGTTGTAGCAATAGCCAATGGCGGTTCTGGTCAATCAACCGCGCAACAGGCAATGAATGCTTTTGCTGGATCGGTTACTGATGGATCGTATTTGAGGGGGAACGGAACAAATGTGGTTATGTCCACAATCCAAGTTGGAGATGTTCCTACACTAAACCAAAATACAACGGGTTCAGCCGCCACATTAACAACCGCTCGGTCAATTTATGGAAATAATTTTAATGGCTCCGCTGCGCTAACTCAAATCATTGCATCTACTTATGGCGGAACAGGAAATGGATTTACCAAGTTTTCTGGGCCAGCTACAGCAGAAAAAACTTTTACTCTTCCTAATGCAACGGCCACCATACTGACCAGCAATGATACGGTTACCATTGCTCAGGGTGGCACTGGGCAAACAACAGCAAATAGCGCTTTAAATGCTTTATTGCCTGCGCAAACTGGAAACAGTGGAAAATATTTAAGCACTGACGGATCAAATACTTCGTGGGTTGCTAGTAGTGGTAGCGGTACAGTAACAAGTGTAGGCGGCACAGGAACAGTCAGCGGAATTACTTTGACAGGCACAGTTACCGCTGCTGGAAGCCTTACTTTGGGAGGCACACTTGATTTGTCGTCGCCTCCTGCGATTGGCGCGATTTCCGAAAATACGGGTAGATTTACCACAATAACATCAACCGTAGCAACGGGTACTGCACCTTTTACAGTTGCATCAACAACACAAGTAGCAAACTTGAATGCGGCAACCGCAGGTAGCGCAGCAACTTTAACGACTGCCAGAGCGATCTACGGCAACAATTTTGATGGCTCTGCCGCATTGACTCAAATTATTGCGTCTACTTATGGCGGCACTGGTAATGGCTTTACTAAGTTTTCCGGCCCAACAACCACAGAAAGAACTTTTACACTTCCAGACGCAACGGCTACTATATTAACCAGCAATGCGGCAGTTACTCCAGCGCAGGGCGGTACAGGTGTTGCAAATAATGCGTCCAGCACCATTACAATTTCTGGCGCTTTTGGAACAACATTAACCGTTTCTGGAGCGACCTCTGTAACCTTGCCAACAAGCGGAACGCTATCCACATTGGCTGGCACTGAGACATTAACTAATAAATGGATTCAGCCACGGTTTTTACCAAGCACCGCAAATAGTGCAGAACCTACGCTAAACACAGATAACTATGACATGATGATTATTACAGCGCAATCTGTAGCAATCTCATCGTTTACTACTAATTTGACTGGAACGCCAGTTAATGGTCAAAAGTTGTGGATTTCCATTACAGGAACTACCGCTATTGGAATTACTTGGGGCGCAAAGTTTGAAGCATCAACAGTAGCATTACCAACAACTACTGTCTCTACAAATCGCTTGGATGTTGGTTTTGTTTGGAACGTAGCCACACCTGCGTGGCGTTGCGTGGCGGTGGCTTAATCATGACAACGATTATTCTTACTGGCACTGGAACTTGGAACTTACCTGCTGACTGGAATGATGCAGCCAACACAATTGAAGTGTATGCGCCGGGGGGTAATGGTGCTACATCGGGTTCTGCATCGCTTTCTGGCGGCGGCGGCGGTGGTGGTGGCTATACAAAAGGAACTAATATACCTTTAAAGGCGGCAAACCTTGCTGGTCTTATAACAAGTAAAGCGTATAGTACAGTTCTTGCAGACCCTGCATACTTATGGTCAACACCAGGTTCATCCGGTATAGTAATTTTTGCTAACTTTGGGCGTAACGGCTCTGGTATTTCAGGTGGTCTTGGGGGAAACGGGGGGTCAGCAGTAATAAACGGTGTAGTTTACACATCAATTAGCAGAGGCGGCGGTAATGGCGGCGATGGACGTACATCTACAGCGGCGGCGGGTGGTGGCGGCGGTGGAGCAGCAGGCCCTTATGGTGATGGTGGTGCTGGCGGCACTAATACAGGTACTAATGGATCAGTAGGACGTGGTGGTGGTGGTGGTAACGGCGGTGGCGCTGGTTCGAGTACTTCTGCAACAGGTGGAACAGCAGGTATTAGTGCTGGTGCTGGTGGTGCTGGTGGCGCTAATACTGCTAGTGGTTCTGCTGGTAACGCGGGAGTTAATACTCCTTTTTCAGTTTATTCTGGTGGTGGCGGTGGTGGTTGTGGTGACGGAACGGGCGGACTTTCAGGCGGCATAGGCGGCTTATACGGTGGTGGTGGCGGTGGAAGCGGTTCTGCGACAACCTCAACAGGCGGCAGTGGTCGTTCTGGCATCATTATTATTAACTACACCCCATTAGTAACTACAACAAACGGCAATTTTCTTGCATTTTTCTAAAGTAAAATTACAATAGACCAAGGAAAAAAACATGGCACAAAGCGGATATACCCCAATACTGATCTACGCAAGCGGAACCGCCTCTAATACGCCATCCTCAAGTAATTTGACGACTGGCGCATCTGGTGCTGAGCTTGCCATAAATTATACTGATGGCAAGTTGTTTTACAAAGATGGCGCTGGTACTGTTCAAACAATTGCATCAAAAGCCTCTGTTACTGGAACCGTTTCTAGTGTAGGCTTTACGGGCGGGTTGATTTCTGTTGCTACAGCAACAACCACACCCGCATTGACTGTGGCAGGCACATCTGGCGGTGTAGTTTATTTTTCAAGTGCCTCAACTTGGGCATCCTCTACTGCCCTGACACAGTATGGCGCAGTTTATGGTGGTGGTGCTGGAGCAGCGCCCGTGGCTACGGCGGCGGGAACCACCGGACAGGTATTATCGGCAACTACTGGCGGCGCTCCAACTTGGAGCAGCACTTATGCTGGTACGGTTACCAGCGTTGGTTTTACTGGCGGAATTGTTTCTGTGGCTACCGCAACCACAACTCCTGCCTTTACGATAGCCGGAACATCTGGCGGCATCCCTTATTTCTCAAGCGCAAGTACTTGGGCATCAAGTACGGCATTGACCCAATATGGCATTGTCTATGGCGGCGGCGCAGGTGCTGCTCCTGTTTCTACGGCGGCAGGTACAACAGGCCAAGTGCTGACGGCAACTACTGGTGGTGCGCCTACATGGAGTAGCACATATGCAGGCACAGTTACTTCTGCCTCTGTAACCACTGGAAATGGTTTTGCCGGAACGGTAGCTACATCTGCAACAACGCCAGCAATTACCATATCCACCAATGTTACGGGCCTGTTGTTTGGTAACGGTACAGCAATGGCTGCGGCAACAATCAGTTCTCCATTGAGCTATTCTGCTGGAACTTTGAGTATTCCAGTTGCAAGCGGATCAGCAAATGGTTATTTGAGCAGCACCGATTGGACTACATTTAACAGTAAGGGTTCCGGAAGCGGGTCAGTTACAAGTGTAGGCTTTACAGGCGGCATCATTTCTGTGGCTACCGCAACGACTACGCCAGCCCTGACGGTAGCTGGCACAAGTGGCGGCATCCCTTATTTTTCAAGCGCAAGTACTTGGGCATCATCTGGCGCTTTGACGCAATATGCTTTGGTTCTTGGCGGTGGTGCTGGCTCGGCTCCAACAGTGCTTGCAAGCCTTGGAACAACCTCCACGGTACTGCACGGAAATGCCGCTGGTTCGCCCTCATTTGGCGCTGTATCGTTGACTGCTGACGTGTCTGGAACTCTGCCTATTGGAAATGGCGGAACAAACTCAACCGCTACACCAACTGCTGGCGGTATTGGTTACGGAACTGGAACCGCTCACGCATACACGACGGCGGGAACTTCTGGTCAGGCTCTTATTTCTGCGGCAGCAGCAGCCCCATCATTTGGCACACTGGGAGTGGCGGGTGGTGGAACAGGTCAAACCACATATGCGGTTGGCGACATTTTGTACGCCTCATCCACCTCAGCTTTGTCAAAGCTTAACTTGGGTACTGCAAATCAAATTTTGGCTGTAAACAGTGGCGCTACAGGATTAACGTGGACAAGTGCGGCAACGGCTGGTGTTTCATCAATTACATTTGGCACAACTGGCCTTACGCCCTCTACAGCATCAACTGGCGCTGTAACAGTGGCGGGGACATTGAGCGCGGCAAATGGCGGTACAGGGGTAGCAAACAACGTCTTGGCTACCGTTACTTCTGTTGGCAACTATTCGTACACTAGAAGGCTCTCGGCGGCAACAGACGTTACATTCCCAACCACAGGCACATTGGCAACCTTGGCTGGTTCAGAAACGCTGACAAATAAAACGCTGACTACACCTGTAATTAGTTCTATTTCAAATACAGGGACATTAACATTACCTACGTCAAACGATACTTTGGTTGGTCGCGCCACTACAGATACGCTCACCAACAAAACACTAACCAATCCAACAATTACCAATTACACCGAGACATTACAAGCGGTAGGTACTGTTGGCGCATCAAGCACTCTTGCGCTGACCAATGGAACAGTGTTGACTGCTACATTGACAGCCTCAACACCCTGTACATTCGCAATGCCTACAGCAACAGCAGGCAAGTCATTTATTTTGATTTTGACTCAAGCAGCAACAGGCATGACAACAGCAACATTTACTGGCGTAAAGTGGCCCGGAGGCACTGCCCCAACAATTACGGCAACAGCATCTGCTGTGGACATCTTGTCGTTTGCTGCAAATGGCACAAGCTGGTATGGCAGTGCTGCACAGGCGTTTGCATAATGTTTAGCGCATTTAATTTTTTCATTACAAAAAAAGACTCATCACCTCCTGTCAATTACTCTGCCAGCTATCTTCTTGTTGCTGGCGGTGGCGGCGGTGGTGGAAGCTCATCCGCAAATGGCGGTGGGGGTGGTGGTGGCGGTGTTTTATCGGGATCTACAACATTAACCTCTGGCACAACATATTCATTTAGTGTTGGAATCCCCGGTGTCGGCGGAACCAATGGCGGCAACTCAACTGGCTTTGGTTTGACTGCTATTGGAGGCGGTGCTGGAGGAACTGGTGGAAGCGGTTCTAGTGGCGGATCTGGAGGTGGTGCGGCCAATACAGGTTCTGGCGGAACTGGCACTTCTGGGCAGGGCCGCAATGGCGGAACTGGTTTAAATACCGGCCAACTTCCCGGTGGCGGCGGTGGCGGTGCGGGCGCTGTTGGAGGAAACGCTCCCGACAATCAAACTGGCGGCGATGGCGGTGTCGGCGTTACTTCGTCCATTACTGGAACACTTACATATTATGCTGGTGGGGGCGGTGGTGGTACTGTTAATGCTGCTAGTGGAGGAGGGTTTGGCGGCAGCGGCGGCGGTGGCGCTGGCAATACACGCGCTGGCACTCCAACCAATGGCACTGTCCGCACTGGCGGCGGCGGCGGCGGTGGCGGTACTGGCTCAAATGGCGGTTCGGGCATTATAATTATTTCTGTCCCAACTGCAAACTATAGTGGGATATATGTTGGCTCTCCAACTATAACTATAGTTGGATCAAATACTGTGCTTGAATTTAGCGGATCTGGCACTAAATCATACACGGCATAAAAATCTTTTAAATTAACCTCTGGAGTGAACTATGGAAAAAATTTCAATCACAACACAAGTCTTGAATCAGATTCTTGCGTACCTTGGTACACGCCCTTACCAAGAAGTCTATCACTTGATTTCAGCCGTCCAAGACGAGGCCAAGGGTCAAGTAACTCCACCCCAAGAAGAGCCAGAAGCGGTCTCTGAAGAATGACAAAAGGATTTGGTCATGGACTCATTGGAAACAAAGCTCGCTGTGCATGAGGCTGTCTGCGCAGAGCGGTATGAGGCTATTCAAAAGACTTTAGCTGACGGCGACAAGCGCATGAACAAAATTGAGTACTTGTTGTACGCAGTTATGGCTTGTGTGTTGTTTGGGCCGGGAGTTGCTGCCGAGTTCGTAAAAAAGCTTCTGGGGCTGTAAATTGACCCAATCACGATCCTCATTGCAGCAAGAGCCTGCGTTAGTGCAATCCGTGAAGGAACCGCACTCTATAAGCAGGCAAAAACTGCTTTCATGGAGGTCAAGTCAACTGTTGAAGAAGCTGTTGGTGATGCCCGTAAGGTCAGAGGATTCTGGTCAAAGCTCTTTGGATCAGAACAAGAAGCCACAAAGCCTGTGGCGCAAGCGAAAAGAAAAAAAGATGCCTATGTAGCCGTTGATGAAGCCAAGGTGATGACGGGCATCGTAGAGCAGTTGACGACGTTCTTCCGCCTTCAAGATCAATTGGCGGCTTTGCTGAGGGAAGAAGAAGAAAGAAGCAAGACGGTCTACGACCCCAATGCAAACCTGATGGAAGCCAGCCTCAAAAGAATTGTGGCGCAAGACCAGATGGCGGCTTTGGAGGTTGAAATAAGAGAGGTGATGGTATACGGCGCTCCGAAGGAGATGGGGGCTTTATACAGTCGGGCGTTTGAGACCAGAGACATCATTGCGGCAGAACAAGAGCAAGCTCGGTTAAAAGAGGAATCACGGCAGAGGCACAAGCTATGGCAACTGCGGGAAAAGCAAAGAAGCTTCCAAGCAAAGTCGGCGTACCTAGTGGCGACTACTATATTCCTGCTGTACCTTTGGGCGTGGCTCCTCCTGCTGAATCGGTGGGGGAAGACGTGATTAACGGAATTATTGCTTTGATTTTGGTGGGTTTGATGCTACCTCTTTTGGGTATGCTATATCTGGATATTCTGGATGCCAAGCATGAGGTTAAGGCGCAAGTGGAAAAGGTCGAGGCACTTAGGCGTGAAATTCAAAAGGAAAAACGAAATGCAGATAGATCCCAGTGACAAAACAGCCGCACACTTTATTTATTGGTACGCATGGTTTTGGGCTACTACTTCAGTCTTTTATTTTTTCTGCGTGACATTTATCCTGTTGCCTGAAGGTGGCCGTGACTTTGCCAACATCATCCTTGGATTCTTGTTGGGTACGGCGGTTGCCACGATCATCTCGTTCTTTTACGGGTCAAGCAAGTCCAGCAAAGACAAGACCGACGCAATGATGAAAGCCGATGATGCTAAGCCTCTTTAATCCTTGGATACTGCTGTCTATCTTAATAGCTATTTGCTCTGCCTTTGGCGCTGGTTATTACAAGGGTGAGCGGATGGAATCCATCCGTCAGATGGATGAAATTCAACACTTGAATGCCGAGGCCAGACAAAGAGAGCGGGCGTTAACGTCTGCCGTCAATATTACTTCAACTCAACTCGTGAAAGCCAACAATGATGCCAAACTTCAAACTCAAAAGTTACATTCTGCCCTTGACTCTGGTTCTTTCAAGCTGCGGATTCCTATCAAAACCACCATCTGCCCCATACGAACCACCGCAGATTCCTCCCCTCCCGCCGGAGATAGCGACCAAGCAACAGCCGAACTTGACCGAGAGACTGCTAAAAATCTTGTCGCCATCACAGACGACGGAGATAAAGCCATCAGGCAATTGAACGCCTGCATTGATGCTTATAACAACATTTACAACACATTGAACCAGAAAAAGTAAAATTACTTTAACTTTCACTAACTTGTCATTGATATAGCTTATATTTTGGCAACTTTGGAGTTTTTATGAAGTTGTCTGACCAAGAATTCATTGAGCTTTGGAAGCAATATCAGTCATCAGCCGAAATGGCAAAAGCCACAGGGATTGGGGCAAGAAGTCTTTTGCGTAGACGCAGGATTCTTGAAGTAAAGTACGGCGAGTCTTTGACCGCAAAAAAACCTCTTTTAAGGGTATCAACAAAACCCAGCGCGGCCCGTAAAGACTTGGGGATTTTAAATGGCACTGTCATTGTTTTTAGTGATGCTCATTTTTGGCCTAGTTTACATACTACGGCATTTAAAGGACTTTTATGGGCTATTAAGGAGTTTAAGCCCACAGCAGTTATTGCCAATGGGGATATTTTTGATGGCGCTAGTATTTCTCGCTATCCAAGAATTGGCTGGGATTCCACACCATCCGTAATACAGGAACTCAAAGCCTGTGAAATTGCAATGGGTGAAATTGAAGATGTTGCAAAAAAAACGCGCAGCAACACGCAATTGATTTGGACGCTGGGTAATCATGATGCTCGTTTTGAAAACCGTCTGGCGGCCAATGCGCCGCAATATGAGTTTGTCAAAGGGTTTAGCCTCAAGGATCACTTTCCTGCTTGGCATCCTTGCTGGGCTTGCTGGCCCGCTGAAGGAACTGTCGTCAAACACCGCTGGAAGGGCGGTATACACGCCACCCACAACAATACCGTCAATGCTGGCGTAAACATCGTCACAGGCCACCTACACAGCCTTAAAGTGACTCCCTTTGATGATTACAACGGTACACGGTACGGGGTCGATACAGGTACTCTGGCGGAACCTACAGGCCCGCAGTTTGAAAATTACCTTGAGCTATCT